TAAATAATTCAGTAATTCATTATTATTAGGAAGGTTACAAAAATAGATATTTTCACTTTTGTTTTGCAGTTCTATAAAAACAGTTGCGTATATTACGATAACATCTATATCTGTTTTTACAATACTTAACGGATTCCCCTCTGCATCTTTGATAAGGGCATGAGTATTTATATAGCTCGTGCTGTCAGATATACCCACTTCTGTTAAGGTCTCCCCTACGTATTCCTCTGGATTTAAGGTTATTGTTCTTACCCATTTTGATACTGGAAAATCTTTAATTATTTCTTCTGTTACTGCGTTTTTATGCCCTATTTTATTAAAAAGGGTATTCCTTGTAGATAACGGTTCTCCAGTTCCACTACCAAAGTGTATATAGCTAAAGTACGAATTAAAATTACATAGCCTTTCATACATTCTGTTTAATATTATATTTTCTGCTTGCCCTTTTTGTTTTATTTCTCCAGTTTTTGCATCTCTTACCTCTATATCGAACCGATTATGGATTTTACTCTCTATTATTGTTTTCATGCAATCAGCTCCTTATGGATTAATTTCACCTACATTAATAAAATCAACTATTAAATTAGGTTTAGCAGTTATTTTTTCATTAACATAGGCACGGGTATAATAAATTCTTATAAAATTACCTTCTATTCGATGTTTAATAATTAGTCGTTCAGGAGAATATGGATTAGGCACAGGAACTAAGTCTGTAGGCAGAAAAGAATGTTCAAAACTTTCTACAGAACCTCCTTCGCCCTTTAGAGTTCCTTTACTTTGATCATAACTTACAGTTAATTCCCCTTCTACATTATTAAAACGTTTTAGTGGTTTCATAGTTAAGAGTATAGTGTCCTTACGCTGTTCAGGTTCTTCTAGCCATATCTCTTTTAAGATCGGGGTTATTGTTTCATCTGTCGTTGTTAATGTTACTTTTATCCATAGATTATTGTTTGCTGTTATAACTTCACCATTCGATACCTCTTGCCATTCCCCTTGAGTTTTACCTGTTGTTATCTCTATTTTGACATTAGTATTGACAGGTTCAACTGAACTGTATCTAATTCTGTATGCCGAAGTAGGTAAATTGGCTATAGTTATATATTCTTTTGTTGTAAAATATTTATTAGGTTTATTTTGTTCCACAAAACCCATAGCAGCAAAATAATTAGACCAAGTTCCATCATCAAATATCCCCTCAATACACCTCCAAAGAACTCCATCATGAAGTCCTGCTACCATATAACTACTACCCAAAGGCTGTAATATTTCTATTTTATATCTATCGCCTACTAATACGTGTAATGGAGAAATGTCAAAAGTTACCCATGTATCGGCTGGTAAATTTGTTTTTATAATTGATTCATAGACAATAGAGTTATCTTCATCATTTTTTATATATAAAGTATAGTCTCCAGCAATGCTTGTTTTGATTTTTATTTGTATGATTATAGTATCTTTTTTAAACTCCACTCTATTTGCTATCTTAGTATACTTATTGCTTGACTTTAATGTAGTATCAGCAATATCTTCAATCCCCATAGCTCCGGGAACCTCAATGTCAAGTTGTAATCCATCTCCTAAGTCGTCTTCCCAAAGTTTTTGTACTGGATGTCTTTCTATTTTGTCAATTTGATAATCTCCGTCAATCAGCTCTCCATTAACATGCTTTCTTTCTTTACCATTTATGGAAAAAGCTGCTTTGTTTTCTGTTATATCACCAATTAGGTGTTCTGTGAACTTTATAGCAATTTTTGCACCTTCACCTTTTACAAAATCACTCATTCCATATCTCCTCCACTTCAGGAACTGGCATTTCTGTAGGTACTAAACCAATTGGCATAAAAGTTCCTTCAAAACTATCAAACCTATATCCAGCTGCATTTAAACCATGTAACCCTTTAAATACCAATGATACTTCCTCTCTAGCATTATTAAAATCAAGAAAACGTAACTCATATTCTGTAGGAGATATTTTAGTTATACTAATAGGTGAAAACGCTGTTCCTCTGCTGTCTACAAGATCAAAGTCTAATATATCAAGATTAAATAGTTCATATTTTGTCTCAAAAAGGATTATTCTGCCAAAGTTTCCTGTTCCATCGTTTATGTTCATTATTTTATAAAACCTATTGAAGCTATTAGCATATAAAAAACTTGGTTTAATGTATGGAGATGCAATTATTTTATCTATGATTAATGGCTTGAAGTAATTAACAGCAATAAAGTCTGCTGAAAACTCTCCTATACACTTAATTACATGATCCCTTATTCCTATCCCAGCCCAGTTACGTGAAGTAATTAAAAGATCTGTGCCTGTTTCTGTACCAACAACGAATCCTACTCTATAGTCATTCGTTCTAAAAAGAGATATGCTTTTAGCTGATTTCCCTCCAATATCTACAGTACGTTCAAGCTCCCATGCAATAACATCACTAGCTGGCTGTAATGCAAAGTTTCTATATCTAAGCTCGTTATCCACAATATAAGCAACGATTAATCCATCATCTCGTTCTGGATAATAAACATTTTGCCAACCACGTATGGAGTCTACATCTGATACATTAGTTGCCAATTCTATAACTTGGCTTTCGTCTAGTTTTTTACCCTTTAATACATTGTTATTATCTATCCAAAAAACCCATGGATATTCCTCTGTTACTAGGCTCCATCTTTCATGTATTCTTTCCCACTTACCATTAAAGCAAATAGAACACTTTTTACCTTCTTCTATTACAACCCCATCAATCCATTGGTGTTCTTCATAAAATGGTAATTGCCTTGTAGCTGTTTTTACTATGCCATTATCTATATGAACTTCAAATGCCATATCTGGATGGCTATTCTTATCCATTCGTCTACAATCAACATCTATATCACCAAGATTAGTCCCTTCTCTGATTTCTTCTATAAGAACCCAGCGTTGATCGGTTGTCATTGCACATAGTGGTCTTTCTTTTATAACCATTACTAAACACCGCCTTTAAAGTCGGTTCTTTTCTCGTACAATATATTCCTTCAAATATGCACCATTTGTAGCGTATATAAGTTTTTCGCAATTATGCAAACGTACAACCAAAAAATCATTTACAAACACGTTTTTGAGAACCTTAAACGTTCCGTCTAATATGTCATATTCAATTACTGTATTATTTGAAGTAGGTTCTTCTTCGCCTGGATAGTGTATAGGCAGTGCTACAATATATTTATTATTAAAAAACGTTGCACAAGCAAGTTGAATATTAACAACATTACTAAACAGTTTTTGTATTCTATTACTTATAGGGGCAGCTTCTCCTCCATTAAAGAGATATATCCCATCTGCTGCTGTATAAATTATACTATTTATACAATTTACCACTGTTTTAGGCTCGATTGCACTATTAGTACTAAGAACATCCATTGCCTCAAATTCTCCGGGATAAGTACCAACGATTCTTTTTATCCCATATCTTTTGAAGACGTATATACTATCGAAAGCAGAAAGGATTGTAACGTTTTTACCTGACTGGTCTACTAAATCAATAAACCCAGCATCATGCATTGCTATTGTCCAGTTAGTGGGATCAAGGTCGTCAGAATACCATACTCTAAAAACATCAGGTGTCATAACACAGCCCCATAGTCGTTCATAATGGATTGTTAAAGCACCTAACTTGGGAGGGTCATCTTCTTCCCCATTCCCTAAAATTGATACATTCTCACCGTTCCATTGTCTTAAGTATTCTTGGTCATTACCAAATATAAAAATATCTTCACTTTCATATCTATAATTAGCATAAGCATTTCTTGTACTAACAGACTCTGTTAAAAAAGTCCAATCAATATCTTCGCCTATCATCTTTATATAATAAAGCCTTGACTTGCCATCTATAAGATTCGTCTGTGCAACGATATAGCTTTCTTCTGCTCCGGTATCAATATCATGCTTATAATAAGCCATTAGGTTTTCTACTCTGTAGCAATTAGGAACACCATTTAGTAGCCTAGTTTCTGTCGATTGTTCATTTATAGGCATAGTTACTAACCCATGTTCTTCTATAGTTGATAGATTACCATCATCTGTATCATAGCCATATGCAAAGGGGGAGTCTGATACTTCTAGGTTCTGTTCGTCTATTTCTTGATTTACACCACGAAAGTAAGCTATTCTATATTTCAATTCCTCTTCATCAGGTATTAAATTCATCTCATCACAGAATTCAGTCGCAAAAAGTCCACTTCTTTAGGAGGTGGGAAGAGTGCGATAAATTCCATTTCCTCCTTTCAATTGCATACTAATTTATAAGTTATCTATCCTGCTCAAATGCTTATCTATCTCACCTGATAAGGTTTTACATGCTTGAAATAAGTCATCATAATGTTCGATAACACCTATATCAAGCAACAGATTTTCTGCCTTCCCTATACTAATTTGATCACACCATAGTGCCAATATCATAGCTATTAGCCTAGTGTTTTTGTCTATGTTCCTATCATTTGCAGTTTCAACTAATGCACTATAATATTGGTCTTTGTTATACGTATAGGGTAACCCAGTGAAGCCATATATACCACTAACGCTCATTTATAGCACCTCATCCCAAATATGAATTAAATTCACTCAATAATAACTGTGCAGATGAGTACTTTCTTCTGTATAATTGGTGAGAATATGCACCATATGCAATGAGTGCAGGCACAAACAAGTCCCTTACCTCTGCTACATCTGTATCATTTACTAGTGCATCAGGCAGGACTACTGCCCTAATTGTAATCTTTCCAGGTGAAAGTGGCGTAAAAAAATAAAGTAAGCTATCTTCTTGGACATATTCTATTTTAGACAAATACCCATCTTTCTCATGAATAACATCTATAACTTCAATAAACTTATCGGGTAGTGTAATAGGCGGTTCTTGCTCAAACTCCTCTGTAGCAGTGCGTCTATCCGCACCACTTCTAATAAGCATATAACCTTGATTTATACCGTTTTTAACAACGGTTTCAATCTCTTCATCATGGTCTTCTATATCTTCACCTATTCTTGCATATGTCTTCTCCATAAGCTCTGCTAATGTAGCCACTGGCTTCACCTCCATAATCTCGCAGGTATCCTAATCCCTCTACGCTTAAGTCTTGATAGTCGTTCGTTAGCAGATATAGCCAAGCTATAAAAAGAAGATTCTAAGTCTTCATCTGGTGGTCTTACTACTCTTGAGCTGATATAATTTACTATTGCAGGATGGTAAAACCTGTGTATGTCTAAGCTGTCTGTTTCTTCTTCTACGTGTCTTGGTGGGATTAATGTATCTATGACAAAGGTACCGGGTGTATTAACCTTAATTAAGTTTCTATCAGTATTAAAGTTAGTATATCTTTTGCCGTTACAAGTAACATTTTTTATACCAATTACATCTTCGGGTAATTCATATTTCACGTTTATGTCATCTATTTCTATTTCCATAGGTACAACATTACACGCTGTATCATATTGAATAGCAAGTATGTCTGTAGCCTCATTTGCAAGTTTTACTGCAAGGGCTACACTCACAAACTCTCCTGCAACTACATTAACATTTTCTATAACTTGTTTTACAGTCAAGGAATTCACCACCTTAAAATATCTTCTTCGGGAACAACTTCTCTGTGTTCTGATGCTGCTGCATATCTATATATTTCTTTAGCTTTTTGATTAGCTTCATCAATAGCTTCTCCCCATCTCTTTTTTTGTAGCATTTCATTATGCTTATCTATTTCTGCAAAGATTTTCTTTGCATTTTCTATTTTGTTTTTCTTTACTAGTTTAATAGTTCGTGCGTCAAGTTCATCATAAGGAATATTAAGCTCTAACGTATCCCATGTATGATTTTCACGATGTAATTCAAATTTTTGTGTCTCTGTATTAAACACAACATAAAAATCAGGGTCTATTTCCTTTAATCTTTCAGGAATACAGTAAACATTAGTTTCTACTGGTATTAACATAAAATACCTCCCTTTATACACAAAAAACATGGTAGGTAGCATTTCACTACCTACCATGTTTGATTGTAAGTGGACATTAAGAACCTAAGCCATCTTCTGTTATTCCGGTCAATCTTGCCTGCCCACCTGGATGGTCGCATATTAACTCTGCATATCTAACAAGTGTAGCTTTCCATATAGGATAGTTAGGTACTTGTGTTAATATACGCCCTCCATTACCTTCCATCCACTCCCAGTCACCCATATGATGTAAGTTAAATTGTGTTAAGTCGTAGATGTCTAAAGTTCCCTCTGGCATGAACTTATCTTTGTATAGTGGAATCCCATTATAAGACAGTGCCTTAAAACCGCCTTTAAGGTCTAGGCTATTAACTGTTCTCTTTGTAGCTTCCATATAAGCTTGATAAGATCTTACAACACCATAAGAACCACATAAGAAGTTTGGCTTACTTCCGGCTATTGACTCTAGATAGTCTATGGCTTTTTGGATTTTAATATCCGATATACTTCCTATGTTATCTTCCATGTATGGAATCATCCAATAATGATCTCCTCTGTTCACACCATACAAAGAGCCTGTGTTTTTGAAGATCTGTTCAAGCCCTGTGAGCTCGTTGTTATAGCTGTTTTGGACAGTAATAAAATCAGTGGCAGCAGTAGTTATATCTGCACCAGATACTTTTATCTTATTATTTATCCTATCAACAGCCACTATCCGTCTCTGTCCGCCACCACTCTTTATGCTACCGCCTGATTCTCTTATGTCAATTGTCATACCTTCCATGAGATATTGAGTACTTTCCACTTCAAGGGTAGTGGTAGTAGTGTTTGCCCCACAATTTGTTAATACACCAGATCCATCAGTAAATAACATTCTGTTAAGATTATACTTAACAGCATTTAAAAGCCCCTCTGTCTCTGCTGTAAGCAACCTTACGAAAGAGCCAGCGTTATCCTTAGAGGCTTTAATGGACTTATCAGATAGTTCTATAGTCCCATAGAGGTTTTTTGTATCTGACACAAATTGGATATAATTATTCCCTCCGGCTTGTGGCAATGGGTCAACTTCTCCACCTGCACCAAAACCACCATTTAAGCCAAATGGTGCCATCTTTCTAACCTCTTTACCAGAGATGTCTTTTGTAGTTTTTGTCATCTCATTATATATAGGACTAGTTCCTATGTTTATTTGATCACGAACAACCTCAAGATAAAGTATCTTTAAGGCTTGTTCAGCTGTTTGTGTCGTTACAGCCATTATTTATCCCTCCAAAATTATCTTTGTTTTTTAAACATTTCCAGCGCCATATCCTCTGCTTCTTGTAGATTCTTAGGTCTCTTAGGTGGAGTCATTGCAGTAGAACCGGCAGGCTGTGAACCTATAGTAGCAGGAGGTGCGCCTTCTTGTACTTGCTGTAAATACTCTTCAATTATTTGTTTTTTAATATCATCATTTGACAATACATATTGAGATAGGAACTCCTCGTCATTTAGCAGTTCTTTGGGGTCTTGAACTGTAGCGTTCATCCCTTTTGCCATATTATACATAATCTCTATGCCATTAGGATGGTCTCTAAGTTCAGGATTTTCCCTCATGATTTCTGCCATCTGCTCGGAATATTCAGGTAAGTCGGGGTGTTCTTGCTCAAAGGCAGCTAGTTTGTTCATAAACTCTGTAGAACGGTCTTCCATGTCTATCCTTTGTACAATAGGCTGAATTTGTGGTGTCACTGTTTCTTCAATAACTTGTCGAAGGGCCTCCTTCGGGTTAGTGTAGAACAGCTCCATAAATTCAGATGGGTCCTCTTCTTCCTCTTCTTGTTCCCCTTCTCCACCTTCTAATCGCTTAAAAATTTCATTTACTGTCTGTTTTAGCTCTTCGTTTTCTTGTTTTAGTTCTTTAACCTCTTCTCTGTTTTTTGAGTTCATTTTTTCCATCTCAATATAACTTTTAATAAAAGCATCTTCATCCTTGAATTTATCAAGTCCTGCTTTATGCAGTTTTTCGACTACACCAGCGCCCTTCTCTGTGGGTTGTGCCGATTCGTCTTCTTTAGATGCTTTTTCGGATACCTCTTCACCTTCTTCGGGTGTGCCTTCTTTAGGTGTATCCTCTTCAAGTGTGCCCTCCTCAGGTGTGCCCTCCTCAGGTGTGCCGGTATCCTCTTCTGTTTTACCACCGGCTTCAAGAAAAGCTAATACTTTGTCTTCAAAGGATTCCTCCTTATCTGCGAATAGCTGTAAATCAAACTTGAAGTTGTCGGTATTATTTTTTTTCATTTTATTTCCTCCTTAACGATTGTCCCTTTAAAAAAGGGGTCGTTATTATTTATTTATATAACATGGTATTAATCTGGGTATATACCATGTTGCATAAGCTGTTGTTTTTGCATCTCTACTTGGAACTTTAAGTCCTTAGCTTGTTTGTGCATTTCTACATGTTGTTCCATTGCCATTGCATATTGAGGGTCAACTGTAATTAATCGCTCAAAATCGCCAGTTAATTGGAACCTTTCATGTTCATGTATATGAATATCGTCATCATCATTTTTGCGAATAGTAGGCAATATGCCTTCTAAGAACTCATTGTTTTCTCGTTGTGCTCTATTAATATGCATTTCGTCAATATCTCCAACTGTATCCCAAGTACCAAACTCAAGAGCCTCTAATATCTTAGAACGCATGGACTTAGAGAGTTGCCCAGTTTCTGGGTCATTAAACAGCCCTAATTGCAATAGGTCTAAAACCATCTGTTTTTGTTGTGCAGGAGAACTTGCAAGCTCATTTTCTGTCTCGATTACTACATCATCAGACGTAATATGACTTGCATTCCACTTACTTACAAGAACATCTCCCTTTTCGCCTACTACACGAACTATTCGGCTACCTACTGCAAACTGTTTATATAACCTTAGCCATTTTTTCCCAATGTCTATAATTGAAAAACGAATATGCTCTGCTGATAATGATAACCTAGTATCATCTTGTTCTGTTAATATCTGTAATGCTATACCAGAGCCTGCACTAGTTGGTGCTTGTGAATATCTGCTTATTTCAGATATACCTGAAACAAGTATAAATTCTTCTTTTAACCTATCTTCTTCAGCAGTAAAATCAAAAGGGATGTTAGGCGTATCTAAATATCTCGCAGGTTGCATACCTTGTTTTCTAAGAAGTACCTTTCCGGGATATAACCCATCTTCTTCTAAGTCCTCTGTATCATAAGCATCTTCTTCTATATCAAGCACACCAAAGGCTATGCGGTTCATAAACTCATGTTTTCTGTTTTTAACTGCGTTATATGAACGTTGTATAGGGATACAGCGTTCTATAACAGAAGTGCCCCAAAAACAGCCATCTCTTACAACGCAAACCTGTCTTGTAAGTGGGAAGTCTCTTTTATTATTTTCACCTATCATATATGGTAAATCCCCATAGTGTAATAGCTTATCGCCTGCTATGATTATGAGCCTCCCCTCCGGATATTGCTTTGTAGGCTTTTCATAATACTCAATGATTAGCTCATGCTTCTCTTTAGTTGTCTTTGTCACCTTAGGGATACTAGCACTATAGCCTAACCCACCAAGTCCAATATTTGAGCCGGAGATACTAAAAACATCAACTTCTCTACCTTCTACTTTTACTCCCCAAATTTCCTCTATTTCATCAACGTGATATGCTTTTGCATGTATAACAGAACGACACTCATCAAGACTTGCAGCATAATTTGAGTCTGGGAAAATCTCATATGGAGATACAACGGTTGTTATTATATCTCCTTCATAGACTGTTTCATCACCAACTTGCCCTATTGCCCTTCCAATATTAGGGTCCCACACGCTTTTATAAAATACTGTTCCACAAACCTCACTCCAACTAGTAGCTTCTTGTATCTTTTTAGACATTTCCAATCTGTTATAATTCCCATTTACTATACTAGTACAAACCTTTGCAGTTGACACATCATCTAAATCAGGCGTAGCTGGTCTAGTGGCTAGGATGGGCTTTATTCTACTTAGCTTTGCCTTCCGTGTTTCTACTATTGGTGCTATGTGATTGTATACTTCTCTTTGCTGCCAAAAGTATACCTTTTCGTATTCTTGTATCTCCCCTAATGCTAGGTTTATATCACAGTATTGATTCCCTTGTAGAAAATTCATATTAAGCTGCCATTGCAATTCAAAGGGCAGTCTGTCTTGTGCACGTTTCTCTAGTTCCTCTTTTACAAAAGAGATAATTTCTTCTTGGAAAAGCTCTTCTTTTATGTTTTCTACTCTCTCAATTTCTTCCTCCTTTGGAGCATCTTTCTTTGAGTTAAAAAAGCCCTTTATTGTGGTTTTTACATTGTCTAGCATGACATCACCACCTTCTTTACTTTAATTGCTTATCGGCAGCCTTTTTAAATTTATTATCTATTGCACGTGGAGGGGTTTTATTCTCCGGTATAAAGTTGAGCCTACTGTATAGGTCTCTTCGTTCTATAAAAAACATAACTTCTCGAATAAGGATATAGATAAGCAATAAGACTACAGTAGTCATTTCTTTTCTGTTTCCTCTAAAAGCTTAACAAGTTCTTTTTTACTTAATCCTGAATAGCCAGACAACCCTCTCTCACGTGCAATTTCTACAAGTGCTCTTACACCATAGTCGTTATAGTCAATTGTTATTTCTTTTGTTACACGCTCACCTAAAAGCTCTTGAATGTCCTCTCTACTTTCTACGATTTGTTTAAGCGGTGCTTCGGAGATTGCATTTTCTATCCTTTCTTGCACATCTCCCCTTAGCATTATTAAATCTATGGGTATCTCCCTTGCAAGGTCTGCTAAACACTCTTTACAAATGTTATAATATACATTTGCCGGTTCTCCTTTTATCCCTATAGATACACGTGCAACTCCACTGCACCTATAAGTATCACAAAGTGTATTATAGTTATACGGAAAAATCTCTAATTGTCCCATTAAAAAGTCCTCCCTCGTCTCTTTAATTGTTTCGCTTTCATACTCTTATGCCTCTCTAGTGGTGTCATCTCCCTAGCAGGTTTTCTTGAGTATTTATTATGATATGCAATTAAGCCATAGCCAGCAGCATCATACCAGTGGTCTATGTCACTTTCTGCTACACAGTCAGGTTTATTTTCCTCTATTTGCTGCTGTGGTAGCGTTTCTATTAGCTTTTTGCATGTATTGAATATCTTTACCTTTGATGTGAGCTTATCCTCTACCTCGTCATAATAGGGCTTTAAATACTCATGCCATGTAGCAGCTCTTAGTATTCTGTCAGTTACACAGCGTTGAAAACCGGTTAGCCCTCCTTCTTGATAATATGAAATAATGGTCTTACCTTTTTCTGCAAGTGGGTGAGTGTTAAACGCATCATGTCCAGCTATCCTCATTACTAAATGCTCATCACCAGTAAGTTCTACAACTTTCTTTGCTTGGTCTGAATAGTGTACTTTGGGGTCGTCATAGTCTCTTGTATATTCTCTGTATATATATACAGTCCCTTGTTCATCTACAGCAAACCAATACCAAGCAAAGGGGTCTGTGTATCCATTGTCAACAGCTAACCACTTACGCCAATGCTCTGGAATATCAAAAGGTTCAACTACATGTATGTCATAGTTAAACTCTTCAAACATCTGTCCTTGAAAAATATCCCAGTCACCATATAAATAAGCTTTCTTCTGTGCCTCCGGTAAATTCTCAAGTCTTCTTACATATGCTGGGTCATTATCCATAATTACAAAGTTATCATATACAGTAGCAGGAATAAATTGTATTGTATTACTTGTGATGGGGTCTTTTACAATCTTCCTGCCATATTCAGTGGGGATAATGTATCTGTTCTTTACCCATGTATGCCCTACCCCACCAGGGTTACACGTTGCACAAAACTTGGGCGTAAACCCTTTAGGGGAACGTAAACATGATAACAACTCTTGCACTGCATCTTCCTTGTGACTAGTAAGCTCATCAATGCCTATAAAGTCCATAGAACGGCCTTGATAACTATGTGCATCTTCCCAGTTACGTATATATCTAAAATATATAGTAGTGCCATTAACCAAAGTGGCTATATGCTTGGAAGCATTATAATTAAATAACTCTGGTGGTACTTTCTCATGCCATTCACGGATTAGATTTGCCTCTAAATCATCATATGTCTCTCTAAATAAATAGCTTATAGCTCCGGGGTTCTCTAACCCATAGGCTAAGGCTTCCATAACTAATGCACAACTCTTACCACCACCCTTAGCACCACCATATACACGCTCATCCGCTGGAGATGAATGGAATACCTTTTGTTTCTCATTCGGGGTATATGGTACAACTACTACAGTTTCAGACATACTATTACCTCAAATACCCTATAAATAAAGCTAGTACAATCTTTAATACTTGACTATACCAGTCATGGCCAGTGTGTGATTGTGCATATTCAACTGTAATATGCATAGCAAAAACAAGGAAAAATTGTAAAATGTTAAACCCTGAAAAGGTAAATAGATATACAAACATCATACAGCATGAATACATATACGCATTTATAGCAGAGGCAATGAAAGTTGTATCGGATACTTCATGAATATATACCCTTAGAAAATACTCTCCTATCAGATGGGCAAAGATTAACCATA